TGTATGGAATCAGCAACCCGGATTGTGTTCACGTTCCGCAAGGCTGGATAATCCTCAACACCTGATGGGGCAAGGGGAACGCAACGCTCTTCGGCGCTTCGCGTGAATCACTGGGACTCTACTGTCGTTGACGAGTCGGCCAGTTCCGCCGTAGACTGGCTGATGAGGTGAATGATGGATGAGCCGGACGTCCCTAATGAACACGGAGTCAACACGGCGGACGCCGAACCTGGCTTGTCTGAGGCGAAGTCCGGGGCGGAGTTATCGCCTGAGTTCCGCGAACGTATCTGGAAACCCGGCCAGTCAGGCAACCCGAAGGGCAGGCCAAAGGGTCGGATTCTCACTGAAGAACTGATCCGGGTGCTCGACAAGCCGGCCCGGGTCAACCCGGCGATGGAGAAGGTTGCCAAGTCACTTGGACTGGATGCGGACAAGGTGACGATCTTGGAGTTGCTGGTGTTCGCCACGCTGGTTCACGGGCTGAAGGGCAACGCGAGCGTGCTCGATCAACTATGGAATCGCACAGAAGGCAAGGTGGCAGACCGGATCGCGGGGCACGACGGCGGGCCGGTGTCGATCCAGCAGACGCTTGAGCGGGTGCTGAGCGATCCTGCCGCGATGGCGAAGGCAAGGGCATTGGCGAATGAGATCAAGCCTGCGCCGACCGAGCCGAGTGGCGAACAGGAGCACGAGCCGAAGGGGGCAGGTGATGTTGTTGGCTGAACCTGAGACGACTGACGAGGCCCTGAGCCCGGAGGAGTTGATTGCTCTGTCATGGCGGTTCACACCACATACCTATGCGGAGGTGATGAGCGAAGGACGGTGGAAGCCGTTCGGATGGTTGCGGTATGTCGGGGATCGAATCGCTGACACGATCGCGCGCGGGAACGGGCGGATCATCATCAACGCGCATCCGCGTTCGGGCAAGTCCGAGTTCCTGTCGCACTGGGTTCCGACGTGGTACGTGGACAACCTGCCTCACCAGCGGGTGGTGATCGCCAGTTACGCGGACTCGATTGCGGCGGACTGGGGCCGCATGGTGCGAAACGAGTTCGAGCGGAATCCGAGATGCCGGACGCGGTTGCGGCAGGACTCGACGAGCGCGACGCGATGGCACACGCCAGAAGGCGGCGGGATGGTGACTGCTGGCGTCGGCTCGGCCCTGAGCGGTCGCGGCGGGAACCTGCTCTTGATCGATGACGCGCACAAGGACTGGTCGGAAGCGAACAATCCGCTGTTCCAGGAGCGGGCATTCCAGTGGTATCAGGGCACGTTGAGGACGCGGGCGGAACCGGGCGCGACGATCGTCATCCTGATGCAGCGATGGGCAGAGAGCGACCTGGTCGGGATGCTCCTGGCCGAGAGCGGCGAGCGGTGGGAGCAGATCGTGTTGCCTGCGATTGCGGGCGAGAACGATTTGATGGGGCGTGCGCCTGGCGATCCGCTCTGCCCGGAGCGGTTCGGCCTTGAGGAGCTCGCGGCGACTCGTTTGGAGGTCGGGGGCGTCATCTGGGAGACGTGTTATCAACAGAACCCGCGCGGGGTCGGGATCGGCAGGGTGTATGAGAACTTCAGTGATGCGGCGCACGTGGATGAGACGGTGACGCTCAGGCGTGAACTGCCGTTGTGTCTCGCGTTCGACTTCAACATCGACCCCGGCATGCACGCGGAGATCGGGCAGTACGACGAGCGGGCGGACCTTTTCACGTGCATCGACGAGATTCATGGGCACCGCATGAACTTGAACCAATGCCTGGAGGCATTCAAGGACTGGCTCCGGGCGCAGGGCGGCTTTGCATGGCCGGAGTTGCATGTGTTCGGGGATGCGAGCGGGCACAGCGAGTCGCAGCAGACGAGCGAGTCGGCCTACGACATTGTGGCGAGCCGGCTCCGTGCGATGGGCGTGCCGTTCCGGGTCCGGGTGCCGCGCGACGCGCCGCCGGTCCGGGACAGCATCAACGCGGTGAACGAAGCGCTCCGGGACGTGGACGGGAAGTCGCACGTGAAGGTGCACCCGCGCTGCAAGCGACTGATCGCGGACCTGAAGTACTTGAAGCTCATGCCGGATGGCCTGATCAACAAGCGCGACAAGGCACTGAGCCACGCGGGTGACTGCTTCAGATATTGGCTGGCTTATCTCCGGCCCGTGGGCTTTGCGCGCGGGCGGTCGGTAGGCGGAAGAATGTCTGTGTGAACAAGCGAGGTGACGAATGAGTGAAGCGCAACAGACTGTGGCAGACGCGGGCGCGAAGCCGGCAGTCGGCGAGGCAACCGGGAAGCAGGTGCAAGGCATGGGCGGGATCGCCGGGGTCTACTCGACGGTCCCGGCCTTCCGCGGGTACGATCCGGCGCCGCCGGGCACGTTCGAGACGTATCGGCGGATGCGCGGGAACCCTACGATCGCGCTTGCCCGCGCGGTCGCCACGATGCCCATCCGCATGTCAGAGGTCGGGCTCGAGGCGAAGGACGGCGTGTCTGACGAGTTGACGCAGTTCGTGCAGGATGCCGTGCTGCCGCTGTGGCCGCGGCTGCTCAGGGACATGCTGCTCGCGCTCGACTTCGGCTTTGCGGGATTCGAGAAGGTCTGGGAGGTCCGGGCCGGGGCCGCGCCGGACGGCGGCAATCGCCTCGTCTACCGCAAACTGAAGCCGCTCCTGTGGGACACGACGAAGATTCGTGAGACGGACGACGGCTCGTTCGCCGGGTTCGAGCAGGGCAACATCAAGATCGGGCCGGAGAAGAGTTTCCTGTTCACGTATGATGCAGAGGTCGGGTTGCCTTATGGCCGCAGCCGGCATGAGAACGCGCGGAAGCCGTGGTCCGAATGGGAGCAGGCGACGGCGAAGGAAGGCCAGTACGTTACGAAGGTCTCTGGCGTGATACCAATCATTCAATATGAGCCTGGGGTCGCCCCCGATGCAACGGGGGCTATGGTAGACAAGTTCCAGTTAGGCATACGAGCCCTTGAGCACCTCGGCCGCGGGGCAGGCATACTCGTGCCGAAGGAACTGGCCAAGTATGCTCAAGACCTCATTCGGCAAGGGGTCGACATCACAAAACTCATGGCGTGGGATATTTCGTTTCTGGAGGCGAAGGGACAGCATGGCGCGGAGCTGACGGGGATTCTCCGGCACAAGGAATCGCTCATGCTGCGTGGCTGGCTTGTGCCCGAACGCGCGGCATCGGAGGGGCAACTGGGCACGAAGGCCGAGGCCGAGACGCATGTTGACCTGGCCGCCGCCATGTCCGACCTGGTGCTCGACGACATCATCGCGGCCGTCAACCAGTACGTGATCGACCCGCTGCTGGTCTACAACGTCGGGCCTGACGCGAAGGGCAGCGTGTATCTCAGCACGTCCGGCACGTCGCCCGAACAGACGGCGTTCGTGCGCACGATCATCCAGGGCGTGCTCACGCAGCCGGGCAACGTCGACCTGTTCCTGCGGCTGATCGACTATGACGCGCTGCTCGACCAAGTCGGGCTGCCGAAGGGTTCGGAGATTGCAGACGCGGGCGACTTCACGCCGCCTGCCGCGTCGCCGGAAGCGCAGGGCGGCGCGTCTGACGGCAATCCGCAGATGGCGCTCCGGCGCCAGGCCGAGCAGATCATCAGGTCGATACACCGGGGCAGAGATGGGAGTAGATCATGACGACTGCATCCGAGGTTCTGCGAGACCAGATGTGTCGCGAGTGCGGGCGGGAGTGGGTGGCTCTGATGCCAGATGATGCGGCAGACCTGGAATGTCCAACTTGTCATAAGATGGTTCCGGCCTTGTCGCCAGTCGAGTCCGCCTTACTGGCGAAGATACATTCGATTCAAGACCACCTGTACCAGCATCATGGCGAGATTGTTGCGGAGGGCGGGCAGGTGTTAGAGGTAACCTGATGGCCCTGCACCGAGTCAGTCCCGTGCGACGTCGCCTCGCGCAGCTCCAGGAACGCGACCGGCGCAAGATCGAGATCATCGGGGAGCGTGTCTCCGGGAGGATCGCACCGGAGATCAATGCCAGGATTCTCACGTCGTTCGCGGCGGGACAGGACCCGATCCCCGTCCTTCACGAGCAGCTCGTCAAAGAGTTCACGCCCCTTGTCCAGAAGGCGATGGTGGCCGCGCATCTCACCGGGCGGCTGCGGTCGGCGCGTTCTGCGGCGGGCACGCTCAGAAAGCGGCGCACGATGGCGGCCTATGATGATGCGCTCGCCTACCTGGAGAAGCGACTGGCGCTCTCGCCTGAACAGATGCAGCACCTGATGGAGGTCTACGGCAACGAGTCGGTCAACGTCACGCGCAACCTCGGCGTCGCCGTCGAGCAGAAGGTGCAGACGGCGATGGAGGAAATCCTGCGGTCGGGCGCGCACGTCCAGGAAGCCGTCGCCATGCTCCGCGCCGAGCTGGGCCCCGACCAGGGCCTGATGTCTTCAGCGCTCATGAACACGCTCGTTCGGACGCAGACGCAGATGGCGTACAGCGCCGGCCGCTGGAACGCGAACCAGGACCCGGCGATCCAGGAGATACTTTGGGGCATGGAGTACGTGACGGTCGGTGACGACCGCGTGAGGCCGGAGCACCAGGCGATGGACGGAGTCCGCATGCCGAAGGACGATCCGCGGTGGGACGAGTGGACACCGCCTGCAGGATGGAACTGCAGGTGCTCGACGATCGATGTCTTCAACGAGGACAAGGAAGCGTCACTCGTGGACGTTCCCGATTCCTTTACCGCAGACAACGGCGAAGTCATCACTGATATCCGGCCTGACCCGGACTGGCGGTTCAATCCCGGCAAGGTGTTCAGCGACCTGATTGCGGTGACGCCATGAGCAAGAAGTCAAAGGCCATCAAGACGCTCTCGGAGTTGCGACCTTGTCCCTATAATCCCCGCTCCATGGACGCGGAGTCGGCGGCGGGCTTGCAGACGAGCTTGGCAGAGTTCGGCGATATCAGTTCGATTGTGCTCAACAAGCGGACGGGGTTCCTCGTGGCCGGGCATCAGCGCGTGGCGGCGCTGACCGTGCTCTACGGTGACCTGCCCATTGCGGACGGCGTGATCACCACGCCGGCGGGCGAGCGGTTCGCGGTGCGTATCGTGGACTGGCCGAAGG